GGAGATGGAACAACATCAACCTTTACAGGATATCTGAAAGGAATTATTACAGGTGTTTCTACAGATGCAACTGGAAAAGCATCAACCATTGATGTTAAGGTTCTATCAAGAGTATCATCTGGTGGTACAGAAACTAAGATTGACTACTCTGAAGGTGATCCTAACAAATCATTTGAAGCTGGTGAAACATTGTTCTTTGTAAACAATGCTGGTATTAACACTGGTGGTGCATTAGCACAAGGAAGATCTGAACCAATTGCAACACAAACTGATTGGTATGATTCACAGACTCTTGGATTAACTAACTCAACTGTTTTCTGGAAAACTGTAGCACCTAAACCATTAACTAGTAACTTTGTTGCTTCAAGACAAGGTAAAAATGACTCAATGCATATTGTAGTCATAGATGACACAGGAAGCATAACAGGTATACAAGGTAATATTTTAGAGACACATTTAAATCTTTCTAAAGCAAAAGATGCCATAGCAGATGGTGAAACAGGTAAGAAAACTTTCTATAAAGATTTCCTTGCTTTAAATTCATCTCAAATCTATGCTGGATATAATCCATCTCAAGCACATGATGCTTATCATAATACTACACCAATAGTGGATGGATTTACAGGAAGTGGAACTAGTCCAAACTATACTAAGTTCTCAGTAGCTGATGGTACTTGGGGACAAAATGCACAAGGAGTGCACTTTGCTAGTTTAGGAAATGTATCTTATACATTTACTGGTGGAACAGATTATAGTTCTGGAACAGGTAACTATACAGCAACACTAGGTGGACTATTAACATCATATAATCTATTTGAGAATAGAGATGATGTAGCAGTTGACTTCTTGATGATGGGTCCTGGTTGTTCTACAGAGCAAGAATCACAAGCAAAAGCAAACTTACTGATTTCTCTTGCTGGTAAGAGAAAAGATTGCATGGCAACAATTAGTCCACATAGGGCAAATGTTGTTAATGTGACCAACGCAAGAACACAAACTAATAACTTACTGAAATTCTTCAGTCCATTATCATCCTCATCATACTGTGTATTTGACACTGGATACAAATACATGTTTGATAGATTCAATAATGAGTTCAGATTTGTTCCATGTAATGGTGACGTTGCTGGATTGATGGTAAGAACTGGAATCTTTGCATTCCCTTGGTTCTCACCTGCTGGACAACAGAGAGGAATCATCAATAATGCTATTAAATTAGCATACAGTCCAAGTAAAGAACAGAGAGATCTACTGTATTCTTCTAGAATTAATCCAATAATTAATCAGAAGGGAGCAGGTATACTTCTCTTTGGTGATAAAACTGGACTAGGATATGCTTCTGCATTTGATAGAATCAATGTTAGAAGATTATTCCTAACAATTGAACAATCACTAGAGGGAGCAGCAAATGCTCAACTCTTTGAACTCAATGATGTTAACACAAGATCTAATTTTGTGAACATTGTTGAACCATTCTTAAGAGATGTTCAAGCTAAGAGGGGTTTATTTGACTTCTTAGTTGTTTGTGATGAAACTAATAACACCCCTGATGTTATTGACAACAATGAGTTTAGAGCTGATATCTTCTTGAAACCAACCAAGTCTATCAACTTTGTTACTCTAACCTTCGTTGCTACTCGTACTGGAGTTAGCTTTGAAGAAGTTGTAGGAACTGTTTAACCATTACATTGATAACATAAGGAGGATTAAAAACAATGGCTGAAACAAGAACACTTTCACAATTTAAATCCAAACTGATTGGTGGCGGTACTAGACCCAATCTGTTTGAGGTATCAATTCCTACTTTCCCTTCAGCAATTTCTGAAGCATGGAGTGCTGGAGATGATTCAGAAAATGGTATCTTTAAATTTTTATGTAAAGCAACTGCACTACCTGCATCAAACTTAGGTAGTATAGAGATTCCTTTCAGAGGAAGAACACTTAAAGTTGCTGGAGACAGAACATTTGATGATTGGACAGTTACAATTATCAATGATGAAGACTTCAAACTCAGAACAGCATTTGAAAGATGGTCAAATGTTATGAGTAGATTAGATGATGCTACTGGTGTTACTAACCCAACTTCTTACATGACTGATGGTTATGTACAACAGTTAGGTAGAGGTGGACAAATTGCTGCAGCATCAAATGATGGTGGTGAATCATCAGTTCTTAGATCTTATAAGTTCTTTGATGTATTCCCAATCACAGTTGGTGAAATAGCACTAAGTTATGACACAACTGATGCTCTAGAGGAATTTGATGTAACATTCAGATATCAGTACTTCACAATTGGTAACTCTGCTCAATCTAGTGGTGGCACTGGAGAGGTATTGATTACTTAATAAATAGTGCTATAATAGTATAATAAAATAAGAATATACCATGGCGAGACTATTTGGATTCTCCATTGAAGATACAGAAAAGACACCTGCTGGCGTAGTATCTCCAATCCCTCCCAACAGACAGGACGGATCGGAGTATTACGTCAGTTCTGGTTTTTATGGTTCATATGTAGATATTGAAGGTGTATATAAAACTGAAAATGATTTACTTAGAAGATATCGTCAGATGTCTTTATATCCAGAATGTGATAGTGCTATTGAAGATATTGTAAATGAGGCAATTGTATCTGATACTCATGATAGTCCAATAGAAATAGAATTATCAAACTTAAATGCTAGTGATGGTATAAAGAAAAAGATTAGAGAAGAGTTTAAATTTGTATGTGAACTTCTAGATTTTGATAAGAAAGCACATGAAATTTTCAGAAACTGGTATATTGATGGTAGATTATATTACAATAAAGTCATAGATCAAAAAGATCCACATGCAGGTATTCAAGAGTTAAGATATATTGATGCTTCTAGAATGAAGTATATACGCCAGATAAAGAAAGGGAAACCTGGTGATCAAGTACAAAGATTAGCAAGTCAGGATGTTCAAGCTTTTCCTGGTATAGAAGAGTACTTTATGTACACTCCTCAAGGATCAACTACACCATACACAACTGCAGGTGGAAATCCAGCAAAAGGAATCAAGTTAACAAGAGACTCAATTACATATTGCACATCTGGACTTGTAGATAGAAATAAAGGAACTACATTATCTTGGTTACATAAAGCAATCAAACCATTAAATCAATTAATGATGATTGAGGATAGTCTTGTAATTTACAGATTATCAAGAGCACCAGAGAGAAGAATATTCTATATTGATGTTGGTAATCTTCCAAAAGTAAAAGCAGAACAATATCTCAGAGATGTGATGATGAGATATAGAAACAAGTTAGTATATGATGCTAATACTGGTGAGATGAGAGATGATAAAAAATTTATGTCAATGATGGAAGATTTCTGGTTGCCTAGAAGAGAAGGTGGTAGAGGAACTGAAATTACAACATTGCCTGGTGGTCAAAATCTTGGTGAAATTACTGATATTAATTACTTCCAAAAGAAATTATATAGATCATTAAATGTACCAGAAACTAGAATTGCTGGTAGTGATGCTGGTTTCTCATTAGGTAGATCATCTGAAATTTTAAGAGATGAAGTTAAATTTAGTAAGTTTGTTGGTAGAATGAGAAAGAGATTTACACATCTCTTTAATGATATTTTAAGAACACAATTACTTCTTAAAAATGTTGTTACTCCAGAAGATTGGGATATTATGAGTGATCATATTCAATATGATTTCTTATATGATAATCACTTTGCTGAACTTAAAGATTCTGAACTCTTACAAGAGAGATTAAATCTTGCTGGTGCTGCTGAACCTTATGTTGGTAAATATTATTCTGCTGATTATATAAGAAGAAAAGTTCTTAGACAAACTGATCAAGAAATAATAGACCAAGATAAACAAATTAAACAAGAGATAGCAAAGGGAATCATACCTGATCCTAATGCTCCAGTTGATCCAGCTACTGGACAACCTATCCCACAAACCAATGGTGTTCTTGGTAAAAATACTTTAGAACCTGAAGTTGAAGAAGAAAAATCTGAAGCTCCAGCAACTCCATCTGGTGGAGAGATATAAATAACCTTATAAGACTACATTTATTGATATGGAAGAACTTATGGATTTGCTTGTGAGTGATGAATCACCTTCACAGGTAAGCGATAAAATAAAAGATATTCTCTACTCTAAAAGTGCAGAGAAGATTACAAATGTAAGACCAGAAGTTGCATCATCATTATTTGATGATGGAGAAGAATTAGAAGATTCTGAAGAAACAACTGATGAATTAGAAACTGAAACTGAAGAGGAATCTGAAGTAGAGGATCAAGAGGAATTAGAACCTGTAGAATAGAGTTCATAATTGCTAAATAACGTATAGGATTAAAGTAACCTTATAAAATAATGGCATTACAACCCGTTGGAAGTGGATCATCAATAGCTAGTGGAGCATCTGCATCTCACGCAAAATTCGCACATAAAACTGATGTAGTGAGAGTTTATGCTGATGGATGTACAGCAACTGTTGCTGTTGGAAATACTGCTGTTGCAACAGCTACTGATTTCATAGTTCCAGCAAATCATGAGCCTGAATCTATTAACATAGGAAGACCAAGTGCTCAAAGAGTAGTTGGTGTAACAACTACAGCCACAACTACTATTATTGATTTTCCAGAGGGAACTGGTGCACCATTTTATGTTGGTCAAAGAGTAAGTTTAACTGTAACTGATCCTCAAAATAGACATTTTGAGTTTACAGATAAACCAGTTGCAAGTATTAATAATACTTCTAATGTTGGTGGTTATTTTGGAACAAGACTAGTAGTCACACATAATTATGGTGCTATAGTTGGTGTTCATACAGCATATATTAGTTCAGAAGGTCAAACTGCTGAATTAAGAGATGTGGTTCACATTTCTGCTTTGGCAAAACCAAATGGTCATGGTCTTGCTGCAACAGGAGCAGTTCATTTCCAACAAGTTCAAGTTACTAGTGGAGCATAATGAAACTTATTAGAGAAGAAATAGAATCAGTTGACTTCATTGTTGAAGAACGCAATGGTAAAAAGTCAATGTATATTGAGGGTATTTTCTTACAAGGAGATATTCAAAATAGAAATGGAAGAATGTATCCAATAGACACCTTGAGAAAGGAAGTTCAAAGATATAATGAATCCAATATTGTGACAGGAAGAGCACTTGGTGAACTTGGACATCCAGATGGTCCTACTGTTAATCTTGATAGAGTTTCACATAAAATTGTTTCTCTCAAAGAGAATGGAAGCAATTTTATAGGAAAAGCAAAAATTCTCAATACACCAATGGGAAATATTGCAAAGTCTCTCATAGATGAGGGAGTAAAACTTGGTGTTTCATCAAGAGGAGTTGGTTCTTTGAGACCAACAAAAGAAGGATATAATGTTGTTAGTGATGACTTCATGTTATCCACTGCTGCTGATATAGTAGCAGACCCTTCTGCACCTGATGCTTTTGTTGAAGGAATTATGGAAGGAAAAGATTGGGTATGGGATGGTGGTGTTCTTAGAGAACAACAAATTGCCAAAACATACAAAACAATCAACACTCTAGTTGATAAAAAACAACTAGATGAAAATAAATTAAACATTTTCAATGATTTTCTTAATTCATTGTAAATTTTTAATCTACTAAATAAATATAGATTTAAATTAAATAAATCCTAATGTCTCGTGGTACAAAATTACAAGAAATGGAGCAATCAAAAACTGCTGTGAATGCCAACGCTGCACCTGCTGATGCAATGCCTAAAGCAAATGCATCTGGTGTCGTAGCACCAGGTAATACAGCCCAAATAGAGGATCTAGGTGGACCTACTCCTCAAAATTACAAACCAGATGATGATTCTGCCAAGTTAAAAGAACCTGGTGCGACTCTGAAACAGGTAGCGATGTAATTACTAAAAATGCTGCAAAAGCAGATGCAATGCCAACTGGCAATGCAACACCTGGTACACTATCTCAAGGAGATGAAGTGGAAATA